TTTAATTCGAGGAACTCCACTGTCATATTCTCCTCTTCTTCGTCTACCCATTTGTTGTAGACCAAAAGCTTGTATGCTTTGATTATACCTGTCAGAATACAATTTGTATAGATCTTCAGGTCCTTTTAAAAATCCAAAACATTCTCTTAAAACTCCATAGAGCAATAGTGCCTCTTGGTGTTCTGATAAATATGTATTTGTTGAACTATCAAAATGTGGTGGATCTTTAATATAATTTATTTGTATGTCGAAAGCTGCGTTAGGGGTCGGTGCCAATAGAATATTAGTCTCGTCCCAATTAGCAAAATACTTTGGTGTGCCTGTGACAGTCTCGTTAGGTGCAAATTCTGCAATAAAACTAGTGTCTTTTTTTTCCAAAAAATCTCTAATGTTAGAGCTTATAATTTCAACTGATCTTAAAATTAAAAGATCAGAAGGCATAGATACAAATCTATTACCACTTGTTGTGTTTGAATTTGCGTATTTTCTTAAATCATCATAATCTACTTGACCTGCTATATCTAGCTCTACATTTCTAATAAATTGATCCAATAATGTATCGCTTAAAACATTGCTATCTACTTCTGTGTAGTTTCTTACTTGCGTTAAAAAATCAGCATGTGATATAGCCATTATGAAATACTCACTGTTATGTTACCTAATATAGTAGAAGCTTCTCTTCTTCTATTTTGTAAAGAGGGATCTCTTGGTTGCATCGTTTGTAATGATGTCGTAATACCGTTGCTAGTCACTTCTGTATCAAAAGTTTCAAAAGCAAAGTCTCCTGGTAAAGTTAAATTAGCTACTCCTACAGATGTTCCACCAGAGTCTGCTAAGGTGTCATCATTAGATGCAACAGTTTTAGGTTGTTGAAATCTTTGTGGTCGAACTTTTTGTAAAGCAATAGCATCAGCAGTTACTCTTTTTCTTCTGATCTGTGGATGCTTCTCTTCGTACTCAGAGATATGTACAAAAGAACCATTCCACTCAGTAACCATTTCTTGATATGGAAAAGCTTGTCCACTTCTATCTGAAATCGCTTGCGATCTATTTCCGTTTGCATACTTAGCCATTATGATACATTTGGAAAGTACGACTGAGGTGAGATATACAATGATGTTCTCTGCCCGTCTTCTTCCAAAGCCCTTTTTATTTCATCTTCGTAAATTAATTTCATTGCTTGTATTCTATCAGGTGCTTTTTTCATTGCTAAATAATATGCAAGACCAGCACACATACATGGTAAAAATCTATAAACAACATCAGCTTGCTGACCGTTATAAGCCGTAGCATCTTGTATTCTATTGATGCTGTAAAATTTTAAAGTTGTGTATGTTGAAGCATCAGGGGCTTGATATAAAAGTATTTGTGGTGTTGTTTGTCTATCAACAAAATACTGTGATGGTTGACCCGTAGCTAATTTATTAGGTAAAGCTGCATAAGCAGATCTATCTATTTTAGTTAGTGACACATCTTGTGTATTAGCATTGTCAGAGGCTAAAGCTGTAGTGGATATGTAAGCTTCTAATACATCACTTACTGCAGCATCAACAGAATATTGAGCAGTTCCTGCTACCAAGGATATTTCATTTAATGAAACTTTCCAAAGGTGCACGCCTCTATTACCCCAATCAGAAAATAATAAGTTTAGAGATCTTCTTGCAGTTTTTAAATCATAACCACCCATAGCTCTTTGACCGCATCTTTCAAATGCTTCATTGATAATGTCGTCTATGTTTAAATCAAATGATGATTGACCTGATGTTGCCATAATTAAAATACCTTTTTAAGTTTTATTCTGCCTTTACCTTTTGAAGATATTCCAAGATCCACTTGGATATTATCTTTATAAATTCTACTATAGTTTAAGTTTGGATCAATGTCGACTTTTGTATCTTCAATCGCAGTTATTATATTATCTCCGTATTTTGTTTTAGGCATATCAAAAGTAAATAAGTTTACTTTAAACTTACCTTTCGAAAACTTTGGTTTTTTTACATCGCCACCTGTGTCTCTTTTTAAAATAGTTTTAACGTTAGTTGGTTTAGGTCCCACATTGGCAGCGGCCCGTTTCCTGGCAACGGCAGACTTTCTTTGGCTTTCTGTCATTCTTCTCGCTTTCGCTAGAGGCACGCATTTTGGATACTTCCGTTTGGCATCCGCAAGTTGTTTTGAACGACCACATTTTGCGAAGGAACCATCTTTTCGCTTGCTTCCAATATCTACCCATTTTTGTGCAAACCATTTTTTAAGTCCATTAGACATTAGATCATACCTTTATAATACTTCTCATAAGATTTATTAGAAATCTTTTTTCCATCAATTTCACTTTTGATGTATGAGCCAATATATGATCCCTCTTTAGCTTTAATAGTGCTTAAAGTTTTTGCTTGTCCTAAATGTAATTTAGATGCTTTCTTTAAACCTTTAATGACCTTATTAACTTTTACTTGATCACCTTTTGCATATTTCATCATACCACCCTTCATGGCTGGTTTAGGTCCTCTAAAATCTTTTCTTTTTTTGCCGTCTGGACCTTTAATTTTACCTGCACATATTTTTGATGCATAGGCATTAGCATAGGCGCTAGGGTATACCGCAAATTTTCGCTTCGCTGCTGCTTTACCTCTTGGGCATAGTTTTGTCATATTTACTCCTCTAATTTTATTTGTGCGGCCGCATTGGAAGATATATTCTTCTCCTTTTTACGGTTGTACAACTTCTTTGATTGTATCACTTTCGGTCGATATGTTCTAGACCTTACGGCTTTTGCGTATTTGTTTTTTGGCTTGATTTGCAATACTAACCACCTGGTTTTTTCCCATTACTTTAGCACGTTGTTCCATAACAGTTAATATCTGTATTTTTCTTGCAAAAGGTTTATTAATATTTTTAACCTTTTTCACAGTTGCTCTTGCGTCTGATGGTGTAGCAAACTTTATACGAACAGTATCTCTAGGATTTTCATCTGTGTAAAGTCTTCTACCTGAACCCTTTGGTTTTTTACCTGTGCCTTTTTTAGGATCTGCCACGTTTCATATCCTTGATATGTCTTTTTATAATCTTAGATTGTTTTTTATGTAATTTTGATGCTTTGCTTAACGCACTCGCTACCTTTTTCAATTTACCGTTTTTCATTCCACCTTTTGAAAATACTCTCACTTTTCTCTTTTCGTCTCTAGCACCTCTGAGTTTACCTTCTACTTGTTTCGCTATCTGTGATCTTCCTATTGGCATATTATTCTATCCATGGTTTGTAAATTACCTTACCATCTTCTCTTAAGGCTCGCAAGGAGTGATTTCTATTTGAGTTAGTAGAATAGCTGCAATGTATCCAACCTGAAGTCGGTTCGTTATCTTTGTAAAATTCTAGTATGAGTTGGTCGTATTCTAGCTCATTCTTGATGTAAAGGGCTAGCTCTCTATTGTCTACACCTGGTATCTCAAAGTCTGCTGCGGCTGCAGCATTATCTGCCACATGTTGGCTGTTCACACTGCTACCTATTTCAAGACACAGCTGTGCACAACGGAATCCTGATGATATAATTAAAGGTTTGTCATAGTGTGATCTGACTGGCTGTAATATGTTTGTAGCTAATGCTTTTAAATTTTCTATTTGCGCTGGATTGGGATTGTTATTTATTCCCTTCCTTTCAGCGACCTGGCTTTTGGTAAGTTCGTCTAAGGTTATGTTAGCCGTTAATTTCATCTAGTGACTATTCTAGTGTTTTTTTAAAAGAGTGTAAATACAAGGTAATTGTTTATTTTTAGTCAATATATACAAAATTTATTAAAATACGTCTGTTTTTATCAGTGCAAGTTGATCCTGTGTGCAAAATATTAGATTTAAAAATGACAATGGAATTTTCTTTACTATAAATTTTTTGATCACCAATTCTACAATACCCATTATTATCATTCAAAAAATAAACAGCTGAGGTAAATCTTTCATCTGCTGTATCAGTATGCACACCAGTTTCCATAATTTTTTCTGTTTTTAAATTTAAATTTCCTTTTATTTTACCAATACTTTTTGGGTTTAATTTATTTACTATAGGTAAAACAAGAGGATATGTTTCTCGTGCTACGTTATCCCAAAAGAAAACGTGTGTGAATTGATTTATTTGTGGAGCTGGAGGATCTATACAATATTCATTATACGTCCATGGAAAATCTTGTGAAAATACTAAATTTTTTAAATGATTGAAATTTTTAAGATCTAAAAAATTATCAATTATTTTCATTTTTTCTTTTCTTCAATTTCGTAAAAAAATTTATCAGTGTCCTCAGTTCTCCATTTACTTGTATCCTCAACATTCCATTCTGAAGTTTGTACTTTCCAATCAGGTATATTATCTTTTACTGTAAACGATGGTATATCCCAAATTAATCTATTATTAGGTTGTGCTGCATAATTACCATCATCTAGTGCTAATACATGTGCACATTTATGCTCATGTGGTATTTCAGAGTGATCTGTATCTAAGATGTTTGGGTCAGGATGAGCAAAATCAATAGTAAATAAATATTTACCATAATGCCATTTTTTATCTTTGCCTATGTATTTTCCACTTTGTGCCTCTAAAATGTCCCAAGAATGAACAGCAGGATAATAACTAAAACAGTTCCATAAAACCAACTCATCAAGCCTACGTTTAGGAACATTATCCGCTTTAAATCCTCTTTGAATGAATGCACTAATCGGGAGACGGTAGAAGACAGCTCCATTTTCCATAATACAATGAAAAAGAGGGCTACGCCCCGTAATAGCCGATATGCCGAAAATAATACAATCTTCAACTTCTCCATGATGTTTTTTAAGATCATAAAGATATTCCCTTCTTATCTGTGCATACTCGACAGGTATGTTTGCATTTAAATAACTCATTTATCATTTAAACCATACCATATTACAACACATAATAAAATAAAAGCTATAATTGTATTGATGGGTAATAATGGCTCAACAATATAACTTTCCATTATTCAGATATCCCCATCAACCATAGCATTAAAAATATATAACAAATTGGTTCCATTATGGTAATATTTTAATTATCTTTTTTCGATCCATGTATACTTCTGTTTGTGCTTTTACCTTTTTACAAGTAAATACAACTCGCTCTGGATTTACCTCGTTCTGAGCCAGGCGCTTTGATTTTAAACAATCGCTGAGGTTCGTTTTGTATGTGTGCTCTATCATTGAGCCATTTAAAGTTAAAATAAGTGCAAATACAGTTTCTATCATCTTACTACCTTTCCTCTGTTTGGTCCGTATTTAATTCTGTACTTATGTGTACCTGTGCCATTTATATCTACTTCTTTTTTGAGATCTT